GCTAGGATTGTCCACGAGCCTGAAGTTTACGGTAAGGTTTTTGTGGTTGACAGTAGTCGAGACAAGAACGAAGTTTTTTCAAACATCATTGAACTGTTCAAGGCTGATCAGGCGAAGCAACTGCAAACGTTTGCAGAAGGGAAAAATTAGAAATGGGAAAGTTGAGTGATGTTCCGCAGCGGTTGGCTGCCGATAATTTTTGTTTGTCGAAACAGTGCAAGAATTGCTCGAAGAAGGCGATTGTCAAAACAATCGCCGCTGAGCCGTTGAAGGAAATAATCCCGGCAATACTCTTTGGGATGGCCAGCCCGTTGGCGGTGGTCATGCACAAGGCGCTCGTGCCGAAACCTGAAACGCCAGTTGAGACCATTGAAGTTTTTGTGTTCTACCATTGTCAGGATTACCCGTGTCTTATACGACAACTACACGACATAGTTTCATTGAACTTCGTTATGGATCTTCATAACGACTACAAGACGTACCAGCGTGCTCAGTCGTCGCGTAAGGTAGTTGATATGACCCGGCGTGCTGGACGTCGGCACAAGCACTAAGGTTGAAACCATGGCTGGAATTTACTGTACACCTTGTGACGCGTGTCGGACGAAAATTCATGAAGTGCGGCACGCTATCGGACATCGAAATGGAGAAAGTAGATGATTCAATGTAATAATCAAATAATCCAAGGAGATTGTCGGCAATTAATCAAACGAATTACTCCAAATTCTGTCGATCTTATCATTTTAGATCCCCCATACAATACGACCAAGGCCGAATGGGATAAGCATGATGTCATTGACGCCGTGTTTTCTATCAACTTACTCCAAATTGCGAAACAGTCGTGTTCGCTTTACGTTTGGTGTGGAATAGGAGAGAAGTCACAGAGTTTGATACGCTGGTTCGATGTTTTCAATAATCATTGGATTTTCAAAGATCTCATAACGTGGAAGAAGAAGCGTGGAATTGGAATGAGAAAAGGATGGTTGTATACCCGTGAAGAATGTATGTGGTTTGTCAAAAATAATAAGCAGTTTGTATGGAATGTCAATGCTCAGTATTCGGACGAAGCCAATCAATTCAAAGTTGGTATGAGTGGTTATGCGTGCAAATCTGCATTTAAGCGTTTAACAAATGTTTGGACTGATATACCGGAGATTTTGGGTAGTAAAAAATTGACGCACTATACTCCGAAGCCGGAGCCTGCGATAGAACGTATCGTACTCGCCCATACGAAAAAAGGCGATCTAGTCTTCGATCCATTCATGGGTTCTGGAACGACTGGTGTTGTTTGCAAACGAACGGGAAGAAATTTTATCGGAATAGAGATTGACGAAGCATATTGTGAAATGGCCACGAAACGAATTGAAGATGTAGGAGAATAGTCATGCCATACTTAGTAGAACCAAGTTACAAAATTCGTTCTTGTCCTACTCGTGAAGACGTTCGATGTGTGTTCGAGCCAGTTTGTCGAATCTGTTACCAGAGTAAAGGCAAGGTTGTACCTGGTAGTGATCTCAGATTGTTGAAATACATTATCGCCAATGGACATTTAGCCATGTGTGAGTTTGTTGGTGATATTGTTGTTACTTTTGTAAGCAACCGCGGATTTTCTCATGAACTCGTAAGACACCGATTAGCAAGTTTCGCACAGGAAAGTACGCGGTATTGCGATTACAACAACGAGGAGTTTAATTCTCGGATTTCGGTATTGCCGGTTCCTGATGATTGGATGAAGTTGGACGACCCGATAGAAATCATCGAATCTCAACAAATTTTCGAGACGGCCTACAATCACGCGGAAGAAGCCTACAACGAACTACGAAATCTTGGCGTTCCAACTGAGATCGCGCGCGAAGTTCTTCCTATAGGGCTCAAGACCGAGGTTTCGATAAAGGCCAACGTAACCGAATGGCGCCATATTTTCGACTTGCGGACCTCGAAGCGGGCACACCCACGGATGCGACAACTGATGATTCCACTTTTGTTGGAACTTGCTAATATGGTTCCAATTGTTTTTTCTGACTTAGCTGATCGAACTCGTAATTATGGCAGACGTTTGCAGTAGTATTTCGTTAGGCTTGCCGTTCCTTGCCGAGGATGTCACGATTACCCTGCGGTTCAATCGTCGTACCAGCGGGAACCGAAAACTCAAGGCGACGCTCAGAAGGAGGATTGGTTAAATGAGTGGGTTTGAACGACCGGGAATGGGTAGTACGAGCGCACGGAAGGATCTTACACTGGTTTGCTGGCCTGGTACAGTCGCACAGAATATTTTTCAAGCAACTGACGTCAACCTGATTCAGAAGTGTTTGGTCGGGACGAAAGAAGCGGCAGATACGTATATTCGGCTACGTTATACCTCTGCTGGTGCGGCGAGTGGCAAGATTCTTTGGCAATTGAAGTACGAACAACACGAAGTTGGTGGGGTATTATCAGCTTAGACTTTGAACGACCTACCTTTGACCCGCACTTTCATGTATTCCATTGTAACCATAGAATCCAACGTCTGGAGTACCAACGAGTAACCGTAAGGAACTCGGATTGGTACCGGCCAATGAATTGTTACGGTAAGCAGTGTATCCGACCGAGACATTTTCTCTTCACCGAGGCTGATCATCTCAGGGTTCGTTTTCACTGCGTCGAAAAACGTCTTCTCGACGTTGGTGCCACGACGTAGTTCCAATTTGAAGCCGTTGGTTAACGCTTCGCCGTTACCGAAGCCGGCGATTGAAAGCACACCTGCGGTGTCCGCGATGAGTATTTTCAATCCGTCGATCACGTAAATATAGCCGGCACCGGGAGTAATGAGAAACTCGTCGGCGGCGGTATTCATTACCGTTGTTCCTGTCCCATCGCCAACGGTGTCGAGAAAACGATCGAGCACGGTATTCATCAAGGACCCGATGAGTTGTTGCTCACGGGCGACGTCTTGATTGAGGGGAGGACTGCCGGTCATAATATTTTTCTCCTATGTTGCTTCAACAACTACTTGGATGTTATCATACCTATATCCAATGAGCGAGTGACAAATAAATCACTTCAACACGAAAAGGAAAATAGAATGCGAAATCAGTTACCGAAGGTAGTAGTGTTTCTTTTGGCCGTGTTAGCACTGCCCGTGGTTGTCGGGGCCGAGTGCAATAACAACGATACTATGCGCACCGTTCGGATTGTTCACACGGACGTTCGGGCTGTGTTCGTCCAGGCTGACAATCTCCTGGCGCCGATGTTGGAGAACGCTGGCGATGCTTGTGTGGACGCTCAGAGCCTTACCGGAGAGGAAGGGATGACGGCTTGGCGCTCTTGCATGCACTTGTGGATGGTAGTCGAAGAGTCGGTTACGACTTCGCGGGAACTCTTCAGTCAGCTCGAAGAGATCTACGAAGACATCGAGGCAGGACATAACCACCAACACGACCTAGCATTCATCTTTCAACAGATTGTTTCACACGGACGTTCTATCTTGCGTGCATGCGAAGCCCTGGGAGTTGAGATTCCTCCGGCATTTAGTGCTGCGCTTGACCAAGTGTGTGTAATGGTGAATTGTGAATAACTGCAAACGTTTGCAGTAGCGAGGGTTTTCAATGCAGTGGCTTGAAGTAATCGAAAGTGTGTTGCCAGTTTTCGTTGACTGGCTCAAGAGTGTTTTTAGTAGCAGTGATGAAGAGTTCGAGAAGATCACTAGCGCGTGGCCTTATCCAACGAAGACGCACCTTGCCCGGCTGCGTGCTGAACACAAGGCGGCTCTTCACTTCGGAGTAGAGGAGTAGTACGATGGACCCGACAGCGATTACTCCAGAGACTTTCTCGCAGGCGCTATCGAGTGGCAACCACGTTATGATTGTCGGCATTGTTCTGATGATTTTGACGTTTGCTATTCACTACGTTATAGACGGGAAGATTTCGGATAATAACATCAAAATCTTTTCCATCGTCCGTGGTGTTGCGACTGGAATTGGCACATCGTTGATTTCAGTTGGTCCGTCCAATGGGGATTGGAAGATAGCAGTTATCGTCGGCACGGCTGGGTTGCTACTCTCACAAGGTTTCCTCGATACGATCCGTAGTGTCATTCCTTCCAAGACTAAGGCGCCAACCCCATGACCAAACCAGTCTTCGGTGTGTGGGTTGATGATAGTCCGAAGATGATCATGTCGGCTGAGTATTGGGACCGCTTTGTGGACCTCGGTTATCATACTGCCGCTCTTGTGCTGGACTCATCGTATTCGGAATGGGACGCTCGATATACGATTACCGATCTACGTACTGTAAAGAAATTTGCAGTTGTGGAACGAGACATTGAATTGGTTGGTACCTTCTGGCCGGTTCCGCACAAGAAAATCCTAGAAAGGATGTACCTCGGCTTGGACGAGATGATCGGTGAGAGTGGAATGTCGGCGGTAGAGCCAGACGTTGAAGGGCTTATGCTTCAACGAGTAGCCAGAGAGATGGGCTGGAATATCCGCGACGCAAAACTTACGTTGCTCGATTATCTGGCCATGCTCAAGTATAAGCACGACGTTCGAATCGAAGTGACGACTCACCCTGATCACCCCGAAGCCAAGGATACAGCTATCATTTCTTCGTCCGAGATAGTGGACCGAAATTGCTGGCAGGTTTATTCGACGCGACATGATTACAAAGGATGTGTCATTCTTTGGAACTCCCGGTATGGTCCTTTTGGTCGGCTCGTTGATACTCGCCGCCTTGCCAATCTTTCCCGCAAATGGGGAAAGAAGTACACGTTCGGTCAAGCCGCGTGGGATCAGAAGTGGCCTGGTCATACCGTAGAAGAAGCGATGACCATTCCTCATACTGAGTTTATGCAATACGAGCCGGTCGAGATTCGCGATTGGGCGAGTGGTAGGATGATTGGTCGATTCCAAAAAGACGGGAACAATCCGCAGATTATTGCAGCACGCCGGAAACTCATTCAAAGTGTGTTGTAGCGATTCTGTCTAGTCGTTCAATCTCTTCGATCAATCCGTCGATAAAGGTGAAGCCAAGATAGTCGCCTGCGATCTTGCGAGCTTCAATGAGTGAGGCGTTTTCGGCCACCCGATCGGCGGCGATGAGAAATCCTTTTCGATTGAGCATGTCTTCGAGAATGATTTGTTTTTCGTAGTCAGTCACGATTCTTTTTCTCCTGATATGAATTTTATTTCGAGCCAACGGACGATACAGTCGAATGGAGAATGTGCGAACTTGATACCTTCGACGTTGGTCATACCCGAAGGTTCAAACCGCCAATTACGGAATTTGTCGATAACTACCGAGATTGGCATTCCGCACTGTAATCCGAGTGATATCATTACACACCAACCATCGAGTAAGGCACCGAATCTGCCGCCGATGTTTTCGACTTTGACGAAGATCTCGCCAGGCATTCCGTTTGGGTACAGCCCGACAGTAACATAAAATTCCCAACTCTTGAGTTTTTGTTTCTCGGTGCCGTGAATTGTAATCTTTGTCGTTAGGCTTTTTCGCTCGTCGTCTAGCCTATGTCGTTCGGGTGGTTTAGGTGGACCGTCGTATTTCAATTTGTTTCCTAATCCGAATTGGTTTTCGGCTAATTAGTTTGTTTTCAATTTCTACGATTTCGACCAGATGGATGTACCACCCGAACATTTTTGTACTGGACTTGCTAGATGTCAGTGTCCGTATCGTTCGTGCTTGTCTGCCTGTCTGTTAGCGTATTTGCTGATTTTATTCAACCATAGAACTAGATTGTACAACTTGGTAGCGAACCAATTATTGAGAATCTGTAGAATCGTCAACTTCTTCATCGTCTTCCTCCGCATTCTTTCCAAAGAACTGTTCGACGTACTCTTCGCGAGAGATTCCAAGTAGAATCTTTTTGTTGGCGTGTTTTCTTGTGTGTCCGCTGTCAAATAACCAATCGTAGTTTGGGCGTTCGGTTCGATATGGAGTGTAAAAATAGTATGGACAACCGACAACACCGCAATCGACACGCCCTTTTTCGTTTCCTTGTCGATAGTCAGCACAACAACGAAAACACTTGGCGCGCATTATATCTGGTGTTGGAATAATTATTCGTCCATTACGTATCATAAAAGTCTGAACGTATTCGACGATGCTCATTCCATGCGCTTCACATCGGTTTCGATATTTGCTACTCCACGCACCAAGCATCCAACTTATTCGTGGTACACCTCGGCGATAAGGCATACGCACGTATGCCGGGCAATCAAAGTGTTCGCAATCGTAACGACCATCGGCAAATCCAGCCGTGCAATCGAAACACTTACCGCGAATACATTCTGCTCGTCCGACACGCGGATCTTTCTTCCTATCATCTAACACTTCCATTCCTCGCTTTCTTTATGATGTTACTCCGTCCGAACACAATGTCCGCGACGGTCTCTACAGACAGTTTTGGTACTTGACCTAAAGTAACCAGCCGGTTGAACGCCTGGTGTACTTCTTTGAACTTCGTGTCTTGATTTTGGTTGACGTCCGGGTGGTATTTCCGCGCCAGTTCTTTAAATTTCTTCCTTACTTCTTCTGGGCTTGGATTATCGCCGGGCTCGAACTCCATTATTGCCATGGCTTCGGCCCTGGTCCAGGGCTGTGTCTGCATGGTTGAATTATGCTGGGCTGGTCACTGCAAACGTTTGCAGTAACTTCTAAGAATGGCGGTTTCATGTCATGGTGAGGTTGTGGAAGATACACCGGACAGCGATCATCTCCCGTTCTTGTATCGCCATCAAACTATGACGCGGACAGAGTGGTCCGTTGAAGTTTTTACACTTCTCCCGGTTCTGTAAATCTTTGGAATTTGGATCGCCATCGCATTTGTTTCGGCTGGCGTCGGTGTTTTGACGAAACGCCCAAGTAACTGGCGGTGCGTTGTTCTTGGTTCGACGTATTTTCATTTACCTTCCTCGACGGCGAAGAGGTTTATTTGTCGTTTCCTAGCTTGAAAATTTTGTTGTTCTAAATGGACGTAGAGACAAAGACTTCTATTCATTTTTTTAGTCAATTCGGCGTGTAAGGTTGAATATTTTTCAGCGCATGTTTGACACATGGTAAATCCGTTTATTGATACGTAGTAATCGCATTTGCAGATTGTACATGTTTTGTTCACGTCTTGTATTATGTCCGTCGCGCATAATTTCTACGATGGCCATCGAGAAAAAATCGAAACGTGGTTATACTTTCAGCCCTGAGCAGATGGTTCGCAAGCCAGCCGGGTTCGACGAACTCCCTGATTTGGTGCGCTACGACAAACTGATCTCTGTCCACACGAATATGTCCGACCACATGCGTTCGTCGTGGACTACGAAAGCCCTACAATATTTTCAAATCTACATGGCAGAGAACCGTTCTAAACTTTATGTCCTGTCCGAACTCGGAATCAATGGCGGACAGTATGACAAGATGGAACAAGAACTCCTCGAAACCGAGGGGGCCAAACTTACATCGATGTCAACTGCGCAGCGGTACTACATTTTGATGTTACGAAACGAGTTGAGTCTTCGATACCTGGATAAATTCATAGCAGAAAATTATAACGACGCTAAGATGATCGGGGCGATCAAGGTCAAAGCGCAGATTCTTGCTGATATGATAAAAATTGGACAGGATCTTGGAATCATCGACAAACGCGCCAAGGATGTTCGAGTTCTTGGTGATTTGAATTTGGCGGTTATGCCTACCCAGGAACTTGCTAACCTTTACAAAGAACGGCTTCGATTTTTCAGTGAGGTTATCAGTGCCGATTCGCGTAAACTAACTGGACCACATGCTATGATTGTGGAGCAAGCACTTTCCGAAGTATCTGGAAAATCTGAATTCGATCGAGCCGCCATGGTACAAGATGCAGAATACGACGAGATCTTCAATGCTACCAAGTGAGAGAGTTTTCTCCACACCCAATCATATGCAAGGTTCGGCCGATTGGAGGCGGAAAAAGAACTACAACATTCTCACGGAAAACTACCTGAGTTTACTTGATCCGAACTCAATTTCGATTACCGACCGTGATAGGCTCATTCAAACCATTATCGAGACAGATGAGTTTCAAAAGGAAACTCTGCGTCGTTTGATTCTTGTCAATTCTCGTCTGGACATTTTAGTCAAACTACTTGGCTATGATCTTCGTCCACATCATGCCGCCTATGCCGAGTATATCAGACGAATTCGCCTACGCGGCGGCACCCGGGGATTCTTACTCGCGCCTCGCGGTTCGGGAAAATCGACAATCTGTAATACCTGCTACTGTATTCTTCGACTACTCCAGGATCAGAATATCTCGGTGCTAATTGGTTCTCGGACCATGGAACAAGCCATGGCGTTCTTATCAGCAATCAAAGGCAATTTTGAAAAGCCGCAGATGATAGACGTCTTCGGGGACATGCGTGGCAATAAATGGGATGAAAAGCGTATTGACATCAAAGGACGGGAGCCTGGACAAAAGGAGCATTCGGTTCACGTTGCCGGAGCTGATGGCTCTGTTGTCTCTAAGCATTTCGATATAATTTTTGGCGATGATCTAGTCGAAGAAAAAAATTCGAAGACTGAACTACAACGAGATACAATTCGTAAATTTTTCTACAAGTCCTTGATGCCGTGTTTGAAACCAGGTGGTGAACTTTGGGTGCTCGGAACGAAGTACCACCCGGAGGACTTGTACAGTCATCTTCAAGATAAAGATCGTTCATTTCGGAACTCGTTCATTATTTTCCCTGGGGTTTTCGATAAAGTTACTGGAGAGCCAGTTGACTTGATTGAAAAGGAAGATGGTTCGTTCGAGATTCCTGAACGAGGAACGGTTTGGGATCCGATTGGGTTTTCTGCCAAAGAACTTTGTGAACGCCGATCTGGTATGTCACAGGGTGATTTCGAGTCACAATACCAAAACCGAATCGAGATTCTCCGTGGTGATTACTTCGAGGAAGAATATTTCCAATCTTACACCGAGTCACCGGAAAAATTGGTGAACGATCACGGACTTCGGGTGTGGACTGGAGTTGACCTTGCCATTTCCGAATCGGACCAAGCTGACGAATTTGCGATTGTTACAGTTGGCATTGAACCAGCGACGTTCTACGTTTACATCCTCGACTATCTTTCGGGGAAATTCGATTTCGACAAACAACTTGAACTCATCTTGGCTAACTTCGAGGCTTGGGATCCGATTCGAACCTACATCGAAGCCAACGCCTACCAAGCCGCGCTTCAACAAAGCGTGGCCAAACATTTCCCCGAAGTTCGTTCGTTCCCCCTGGTGACTACCAAGGATAAGATTACTCGTGCCACTGCGTTGCAAACGTATTACAAACTCCGCAAGATGTTTCACCGTAAAAACCGTTCGGCGAAACTTGAGAAGCAACTCGCTGGATTTCCTAACGTGAAACACAAAGACATTTTTGACGCTTTGTACTTTGCTGTTTGGGGCGCTGTGCGTGGCGGAAGACGCCGACGACCGCGTGACCCGAAACGTGACGCGAAGTTGTTGATCTAGGCTGCTGCAAACGTTTGCAGTAAACCCAAAAAATTTGGTATTCTAAGCCGGGGGTAAGGTGGAGACACATGGATAATCGTTCAAGCGATAAGTTGAAATCAATCCTCAAGATCAAAACGTTCAATGTGAAGAAGGGCAAAGAAGACGCATCCGAATCGTCCAATACCAACGAAATTGATCCGTTTTTCGGTTATTACAACACCACGTCGGCACCACTCGGAATCATCAACCCGCCGATTGATTGTTCGGTCTTCACGCAGATTCGTGATCTGAGTAGTGAGATTGGTCCCGATGTTGACGCGATGAAAGTCAACATTGAACGAACCGGCTGGCGCATTGAGGCTCGTCCGAAAACCGGGATTCGGAATGAAGACCTTCCAGCGAATATCAAAGCGGAACTCGCCGAGGTTGAAAACTTCTTCAACAATTGTGTACTCGATCAGGAAATAGGATCGTTCCGCGAACTACGATCACGTTCCCGCGACGACCTTGAAATTTCTGGAATGTTCTATGTTGAAGTTCTGGGACGTAGTAACGAACCGTTACACCCGGCAGGACTTAAGCATGTTCCGTCGTGGACCATGCGGATCACGAACCCGGATTACGAATTTACTACTTACCGAGTTCCCAGAGCTATCAAAGGTCCAACCGACGAAGATTGGACGATCGAGGATATGTATGCCTCGAAACGCTTCCGGCGTTTCGTTCAACTTAACAGTGTCAACGACAGTCAAGTTTGGTTCAAAGAATGGAACGACCCAAGACGTATTTCAAAACGCGACGGCCGTGTGATTAGCGAAGAAAACCAAAATCTTGAAGACGAAGAAGCTCATGAGATCATCTTCAAACGAATCTACGCGTCTGGTACTCCTTACGGGAAACCAAGATGGTATGGGGCAACCCTATCGGTGTACGGTTCCCGAGGCGCCGAAGAGATCAACTATGTCTCACTCGACAACAACCAGATTCCAGCACTTGCACTTCTCGCTACCAACGTCGCGATAACGGAAGGTTCGCTCGATAAACTCCAAGAGTTCTTCGAGAAACGAATCCAAGGCGACCGTAACTACTCACGTATCGTCATCATCGAAGCCGAGCCTATCGGTGAAGGGATGAAAGATCCAGGCTCGATGAAAATGCAACTCGAGCATCTAGCGAAAGATCAGCATGACGATGCGATGTTTAAGGAATACATTCCACTCTGTGATGCTCGTATTCGTCGTTCGTGGCGACTTCCTCCGTTGATGGTCGGAGCTAGCGAAGACTACACCAAAGCCACGGCTACCGCGTCGAAACTCGTTGCTGAACAACAGGTGTTCGTTCCAGAACGGCTGGACATCGATGAACTCTGGACGACAACAATTATCGCCAGGCTTCGGAAAGCCTACGTCGTCCTTAAGTCCAATTCTCCCGAACTCACAGACGGCTTCGAGTTGACTCAACTTCTGGCGACCGCCGAAGGAAGCGGAGGATTGTCGCCAAGGGTCTCTAGAAAAATTGTTGAAGATGTCATGAACATGGATTTGTCAGAGCCTGATTCGTCCATCGAACCGGACATTCCGTTTAGTCTTACGAAACTTCGCGAACAGGCACGGCTTTTCCAGATTGCACAGGAATCGACTGCCAATCCGAATGTGAAGAAATCTAGGGATGACGAAATAATTCAACTTCTGTCACTGGTCGCGAATAATGATAAAATGGATGTCGAGATCAAGAATCATATTATCGCGTTGACCAATTCACTTCGAGGCTAATCGTGGAGAAATCTTACTTTCGATTGTATTTTACCCGGGTTGGAAAATATGAACTCGAACTCGGGAAGATCAGAACTTTAGATCTTGCATATTCGCCGTTGCTCCACGTTCCATCGCCGGTCGCTATTTTTGATAACGTTCCAGGCGTCGGTAGATTGATCTCCAAAGGCACGGCAGAAGTTGATTTCGTTGATGACGAACTTTCGTTCAGCCTGACTTCCGATGATGGACTTTTTACCAAAACGTTCTTTCGGGTAGAAGAAACCGTCGGAGGACCAATCGTCAAACGTTACCAATCGTTACTGCAAACGTTTGCAGTAACCCGGATCATCAAACGAAAAGACGAAGAACGTATTGTTGGAGCTGCGGTACTTATTCCTGGAGTGGCTGATTATCATGGGACGGTATACAAGGGCGAGACTGTTAGAGCCGCCGCGTATTATTTCATGGAAAATTACCTTACGGACAATAAGCACGGTATCAATCTGATGCACCGAGACACATTGATAGAGAACGCGATTAAGATCATTCAGAATTACGTGACCGACAAAAAGATGACCTTTAAGGTTGAAGTCGATTTGGCGGCTGATACACATCTGTCGAGACAACGTGATAAAGTGACATATCCAAAAGATACCTGGCTTCTTTGGGCTAGAATCTTGCATGATGGACTTTGGGAAGATATCAAAAACGGAAAGTTCACCGGCTGGTCGCCGGAAGGACTCGGGAAACTCAAACCGTTAGAAGATGTCGCGTGACTTTTTTTGTCGTGTCGGCTAGAATTGCTTGTAGATGAGGAATGAAATGGAGCATACGGACAAAGCAAAGCCGAAAGAAGAACTAACAGATTTTCGTCCCGACCGGATTTCGTTGGTTGACGAGGGTGCTGTTGGCGATCCGTTCATGGTGATCAAGTCCAAGGACGTCGAGGAAACTAAGCTTCCCTTCAAGGTTCGTCGGTTGGCTAAGTCTCACCTTGACAACCTCTACTCGCGGATCACTTTCGTTACTAAGTCGATTAGCGACGTGACGATCGACGAGACCGTCTCGGACGTTTCGGCTTCCATCGCCGGTGAAATTTTCAAAATTCGCGATGAACTTTTGTCTTTACTCGACAGAAACATCACGATCACCAAGTCGGTCGTCGCCGATGCCGCGAGTTGGACGGCGATTGAAAAGTCGGTGCTTTCGACCAACCTCCGCGATTCGATTACGAAAATTCTGGTAGGTGTTTCCGAAAAGATCGTCGGGCTTTCGGCGACTATCGATGATGACTCCACCGACTCTCTCGAACGTCTTTCATATGGCATTTATCAGATTTCCTACGACCTGAGCAGTTTGAGTGATATTGCTTATTCAATGCGACGACTCTCGGCCAACTATTTGGAAAACGACGACGTCTCCAAATCGAAAGCTGTTGCCGATGATGAGCAAATCGACGATAATATCGAAAAGGTCGGCGCGAAGATTTCGACGAGCCGTTTGAAGAAGTTGCAGGGATTGACTGAACAGGTTCAAACGTTGCAACTGTCGATTGATAGTATAGCCAAGGAAAT